ATTTTTTTTAATTTATCTTCTTCTTCATTTCTTTTATCAATATAAGCTTGCATCTGTTTTTTAAATTCCTCGCTGATGTGAATTGTAACGTCTTTGCCGCCGCCTTTATTATCGACTTTTTTCTTTCTCGCCGCACCTTTTAACTGAAGAAGCGTTTGCATTTGAATACTTCCTGTTTTAAAAGCTAAATCTAATGGCGCGATTTCTCCTTTGAAGTCTGCTCCGTTAACGTTAGCGCCTAAACATATCAAAAACTCGACCATTTCTATGTCGTTAGCGTTAACGGCGTAGTGAATCGGCATCCATCCGTTCTTTTCATCTCTACCGTTTATGCGTCCATCAATGTCAAAATATTTTTGAACTCCTTCGAAATCTCCGGTTTCAGAACAAAAATGAATGTTTGAACCGCCTGAAGATTTTGCGCCAGATTTAATTAGTATTCTTACTATTTCACCTCTGTTGCCTAAAGCTAATACATCTATAGGATTTGACTTACCTAAAAAGTCTTTAGCGTTAACATCTGCTCCTCTTAATATTAAATATTCTACAAGATGTTTTTGTCCGTAGTGAGCTGCGTAATGTAGAGCAGTCCAACCTTTTGCGGCATCAACTTCGTTTAAAGTGTGTCCTTTATTTAGCATTTCCTCTACGGAAACTATGTCTCCATTTTTAGCCGCTAAATGAAAGCTGCTGCCACTGCCATATTTCGCGCCTCTCTTTTGCAGCGTTTCAACAATTGATAAAAACCCTTTTTGCTCGGCAATATCTAACGCTGTATTTTTACTTGTCCAATCCATTAAATTAATATCAGAACCATGATTTAATAATAATTCGACAATTTCTTTATTATTTTCTAAAACAGCAACAATAAGAGGAGGATTTCCCGTGTCTTCATCTCTTTCATTTACATTAACTTTATCTTTAACTATACAATTGTAGACATTGTCGTATAAATTACGGCGGATATTGGTAAAAATATTTATTGCCATTTATCGTTTTTTTCTTTTAGTTGTTTTTTTTGGTTTTGTTTTATTACTTATCTTTTCTAAGAATTTTTCACTAACTATTTCTACTAATTTTAATCCTAAAAATCCTGCTATAAAAGCTATACCATTTTGATGTTTAACGTTTGTTATATTTAACGTATCGACTAGAACGGGGGTAAGAAAGTTTGCGGCTGATATACCACCAATTAAAGATAAAAATACAGACTTAACGTCTGTTTTTTCGTTTTTGGTAGCCATTAATATAGCTCCAAATAGTCCGCTGATTAAAAAACCAATTTGAATTCCCATTTTTTGAAGATAGTCCATAAATTATTTCTTTTTCTTTTTTATGGTTTTCTTTTTAATGGGTTGGTTATCGCATTTAATTAAATAAACTAATAAAATAATAATTAAGCACAATATATATAGATATATATTTAGCGATTTAATTTCGTCTTTAACTATCTTTTCAGAGCTGTCATTAATTAAAATTCTAAAATTATTAATGTTGTCGTATATCTTTCTCTTGTAGTCTAAGTATTTGTCTCCGAAGAAGGCTTTGTTTTCCATCTTTTCAAACGCAGCGTTCTCTACGTCTTTGGCTAAATCATTACTTATATCAAGACCTTTGCGGAATTCTTTTAATTCTTCTTTAGTTAATAGTTTACTTATAAATATTTCTTCGTTAAAGTATTTTTCCCGTTCTTTTAAATGATTGTTAAATTGATCTAAGAATTTTTTATCAGATGTTGTTGTGTAAGCCGCGCCTAGATAAGTTAATAAATCTGTTGATTTTCTTAAATATAAAGTTATATCTCTGCCAAATCTAAATCTGACATATGCTTGTTCTATATCTTTTAAACTAGAAATAGATAAAATAACTAATATAACAGTAGGTAAAAGTGCAAAAAATAAGTATTTCTTTATATTCGAAATAATATTATTCATTTTTCTTAAATCTGCTTAAATCTAAGTTAGCAAGAGGTTTTTCAATATTTAAACTGGCTAACCTTTCGTTTTGAACAACTAATTTACTGCCGCCAACTACTTTTCCGTCTACAATGTCATATATAAAAAATACAGTTTTAGTTAATCCAACTCTGACTATTCTTCCCGGCTTTCCATCAACATAAACTACGTCATCTTCTTTATAATCCGAACCAACAAACATAAATAAAGCTGCCGCTAGCTTTTCTATACTTGATTTAAACATTAAAGCTATAAGACCAACAATAAACAGCCAAACATATTTACCAGTTAGATCTTGGCCCGTTGCTTCTAAAACTTGTTGATGTATTATATTTGTATCCATATTATTTTGTCCACTTTTGTTCTTTTAATATTTCGTTTATTAAATCTTTTTCATGACTGTCCATTTCTTTATCGAAACGTTTTAATACTTCGGTTAATGGATATATTCTATCTGGAGATTCTTTTTGTTTTTCTTTAAGTTCTTGAATTACATCTATAATTTTAACAAGAGGAGATTTAAATTCATCGACTTTATCTTTTGTAGCAAAATTACTCATTTCAAAAGCTTTGGGAGTTAAAGCTTTTATAACAGAAATAACAGCCGATCCTAACATGTTGAAAATAGAGAAAGCTGCTCCAGCAGCAGGATGTACGGTTGCGAGAAGTCTGAGAAGAACGAATATTACTACAAATACAACTATTGCAGTTAACGCGCTAATAATAAACTTCTTTAATCCCCAGAATACAGCATTAAGACCAAACATGCCGCTCATTGAATCTAATACAGCTTTGTTTTGATCCGCTTCTTTAGCGACCTCTTTAGCTTTGTCTGTTAATTGCCAAAGTTGATCGTCATATTTTTCATTTAATTCTGATTTTTCTTTTTGGAGTTTATTAATTATTTCGTCGCGTTGAGATAATAACTCTTCTCCTTTTTTACGTTCTTCGGCTACTTGAGAATTTAATAAATCAACAGTTGCTTTAATACGCTTAATTTCGTCAATATGAGGAGACCCAACAATAGAAATAACTCTTTCGTTAAGAGCTTTAGCCGTATCTACTTGAACAGGTGGATTTGATACTTGATTTAAAGAATGTTGAATACCGATTGAAAGACCAGACGTTTGAATCTTCTTGCCTTTATCGTTTTTTTCTATTTCTACTAAAGTTGTGTCTACTTTTTTCTCTTCTTTAGCTATGGCTTTTTGATTGTCGTCTATTTGTTTCGCTGGTTTGATTGTAGACAAACATCCAGTTAATAAAAATAAACTTATAATAGCAAATGATTTATTTACGTTCATATTTATATTTACACTTATAAGAGATAAATAGAACTATCCATTCTTGGGGATATTTTTACATAAAAAAACCGCCTTTCGGCGGGTGAGTTTAATTAGTCTTGTCTTGCAGGGAATATCCCTTGCGTACAGATTATGTATTTTAAATCAGTTCCTTGACAAAAAGATACTGTATTTAAATTGGGCAAGTTAAAAACTACCCTTCCATCTCCTCCGTATTGAGTTCCGAGGATGGCGTATAGTGCGTTGTATTGGCTAATTTGTAAAGATTGACCATTGCAGTACATATAGTTTTGAGGACAATATGTCCCTGCGAATAATTTAATAACTCCTAGATATTCTTCCATAATATTTTATTACACTTTTTTATAAAGATTACTGGCTTTCCCTCGTTTATTTTTTCTATCACCATTTAACCTGATCTCTCTATTTGATATTAATAACTTAATTTTTTGATAAGCTATAGAATAATTAAGTTTTGGATTAGCTTTAATGAATTCTTTAATAGTAAAATCTATCGTCGGAATTCTCACTTCTTCGTTTTTGATTTCTTCTTCTACTTCTTTTTTTTCTCCAGCCTTAACGATTTCTTCGTACCGATTTTCAGCCGCCTCTAATGAAATACAGTCAAAACCAAGTTTCCCAAAAGCGTTATCAGTTGGATAAAGCCATTTAGCTTCAATTTTCTTATCGTTAAATACGTAAGCTTCTTGTTGTCGTAATTTTACAAGCTCATATTTTTTATGAGTATGCTTGTTTCTTGTTTTTACTCCAACATCTTCTTTTTTAATTTTCTCGTAAATGCACCAGCTATTTTTTAGCTGTTTTACAAATTTGAACCTATATCCACGAAGAGTGAATTCTTTTTCAACTAAAATATATCCGTCTTTGTCTTTCATTTGTTTCTTCGGTCTACTGGGTAAACCTTGCCTTCTTTAAGATTAACGCTTCCATCTTGGAGTTCAAGAAAATTATTAACAGATTTTACATAATCGCTTTGGAAAAGTCCTCCTTGTGCGCCCTTCCAGTTTACAAAGTTCTCAAGAGCTTCTGACATTTGAAGGCAAAAGTCTGTTGAATAATATTTTTGACTTGGAGTTGATTTGTCGAATGACACGGCGCATTTTTCGTTTCTAAACCAAAGCATCCAACCGTCACTGCCGGGAGGGTACTTATTAGAAAGAGTTGAATCAAATAATGGACTCAATGGAGATCCTTGAGGGTATTCTGCGGTGGAGTGGCAGCTATAACAAGAACTCATCGAGTTATCAAGAGGTCCATTTAACCGACCATTCCATCCAAGATGAGTAGGAGGAAGCTCATTGGCATCGGGATTAATAATAGTTTCTTTTAAAGATGCGTTAATAATAGTGTTTGTGGGATATGGGTTGGAAAAATCTACATTGTTTGTTGGATCTTGGCCCCACATCAAACCTACTGGAACTAGATTATTCCATTTAATAGGACTATTTGCCGCGCCATTATATTGAAAATTACCAAATACCCATCCATTTGGAGAGTTTTCGTCGCGAACCATAATGTCCATTTGAGTCAATACAACTTGAATTTTGGATCGATCTGAACTGTTAAAGTTATAAGTAGCGTAAGCGTCCCACCATAAACCGTTGCGAAAGAATGGAACTGTAGATTCAGCTACGTCTTTTGGAATAGAAGTAAATAGAAGCTTGAATAATACTGCGCCATGCTTAAAGCCACCTTTCATAAGTGCAGGATCTGGATTGTTGTGATCAGCCCAAACTTGGCCGATTGTATAACCAGCGACATCGTTAAAGAAGCCTACTGCCCATGCGCCAGAAGTGGCGTATTGTTGAGAAATAGCGAGTTGATGCGCCTTAACTGGCGCTTCCTTGGTTAAACCGTGAAACCCTTCTCGACCATTTGCAGAGTAATGCTGGAAAGGCATGTGATACCAATTTCGCAAATTATTATTCTCAACTCGAAAATCTACATTTGTATTTCCCTCAAAACAGTAATCGCGAACAGAAATAAGATATTCGCGCCAATTTGTTTTATAATTTATGCTATAAAATTTAGGAAGACTGTTTTTAGGAAGAGTTTGTGGATAATCTTGCCTTAGTTTAAATACCTCGTTCGCGTTTGTAACATCACTCGCGGGAACCATATATCCAAAATCTGGAAATGGCTTTTGGGGCTTAATTTGATTTTTAACTTTTACGCTTATTGCGGTAAAGGCGACAAGAACACAAATAAAAATAACTGAAGCAGTTTTCATTTAACTTTATTATTAGAAATTTTTTTCTTTTTTAAAGTCTTATTTTTGTCACGCCAATTTATATCGTCATATCTGTCTTTAAACTGTTTGCTGAAACAATTGCGAGGGGAGTCTCCTTTGCCATTCATGTTAACTATTATATTTACTATACATGTTTTTATTTGGCTTTAATTCTTTCATCTTTGAAATTCTTTCATCTTCTGAATAAAAAGACCAATCTCTTATTTGAAACCAAGTTCTACCGCAAGAAACGCAATGATCATTAATTAATTTACAGTTTCTAGTACATGGAGTAGATATTTTAACAGCAGTGTCCTTTTTTATCATAAACTAGAGAATTATACACTGTTTTTAACTCTCTAACTTTATAAATTTCAAAATAAGCTTTTTGAACATGCTTATCTATATCTTTAACTAAATATGGAGCGACCTTATTTGTGTCAACTGTTTTCAGCTTTTCAATTAAGTCATTTAATATAATTTCATGTTCTTGCATTTTAAAATTGGTTGGGGATGATGGAATCGAACCACCACAAAGAGCTTCAAAGGCTCCCGCACTGCCATTATGCAAATCCCCAGATAGAAGATGGAGCGAGTAAAGGGAATCGAACCCTTATAACAAGTTTGGAAAACTCGGACTTTACCACTAAGCTATACTCGCGAAATCTATTTTAATTTTTCTATTTCAAAACATCCATATCCTGCTTGGTGTTCATTTGTAAGCAATCCGCACCTTTTGCTTTTTGGATTTGTGCAGACTCCGAAATCCAAATCTGCTCCTTTATACGACTCATTGTATAAAGAAACAAAGTGCTTACACCCATCGCTACAATCGTTGTAGTTAGCATCAGGATCAAGCCAACGAGTAATTTTACCTCCATAATCTATATAATCAGTATCTAGTACCTTACAAAGGCTAAGAAGCAAATCGCCTTTCCCTTGATCCTTCATGTAATATATTAAGATTTAATCTTGAACATCCAAATATAATTTTTTAATATTTTCAGCTTCTTGTAATATTATTTTTTCTATATTAGAAAGATTACCGTTAGAAATTTGAAAAACTTTTATTCCATATAAATCGAAGATTTTGGCGTACTTCATGTCGGCTTCTGCGCCAGCTTTGTGATATTGTTTAATAAAATAAACTTCTTTGATTGATGTGGCGGCGATTGTTTTGGCGCAAGATACGCAAGGACTTAATACTGAGAATAAATACCTTGCATTTTTTGAGCTATTAAGAATGGCATTAATTTCAGCATGACAAATGATATCAGACTTAAAAGAGCGATCTTCAAAAACATCTTCGGTTGGAACGAATTTCGGCGCAAATCCGTTGAAGCCAGTGCCAATTGTGCGCCAGTTTTCATCAAAAAGTACGCATCCCGTTTGAGTTTGGCGATCTTCGGATCTTGCCCTAGCCGCAAGAGCAAGATAAAAACCGTATTCAATTTTATTAAGCCTCATTTATGAACCCCAATACACTTCTTCGTTTCGTTTATAAAACTTTAAATTACTTTTAGCTTCGTCTAAAATGAAATGTTTATCTTTAAAATAAAGATAGTTATTTGGATATAAAGCAAATTGACCATTTTCTAATTCAATTAAATTTAAAGGTTTGTGTTCTTGCGGATATCTACTAAAACCATCTTTCCAATCGATGATTATTCCTGTGTGTCTAGCTGGAGTTTTTATTACTTCTATAGTTTCGCATTCAACGCCTTCTAAGTATTTAAAATGAACGCAGTCTATGTCTTCTCCCATAGTTGCCCAAGGCATTAACATGTTAGAAGAATAAGAATAATTATTTTTTGTAGATATCGCTTGAATTGGTAGTCCACTCCAATGCGCTCCGCTTTCCAATAAGACGTGACAAGATAGAACTTGATTGAGTCTTCCAAAAACTCCGTGCCAGATAGCTTCTGTATAGCCGTCTGGCATTTCAGCGCCAAGGTGTTTATTATTTACTTTAACGTAAAGGTGAAACGGAAGATTAGCGTGTCTTGACATCTTTTAAACTCCTGAACTTCCAAATCCGCTTTCAGATCGGATGGAAGAGTCAAGGGTTTCAATAACTTCCCAATTTACAGAATGGCATTTTTCAATAATAATTTGCGCGATTCTGTCTCCAGCATTAACTTCAAAATCGAAGTGTTGATCTGTGTTGTAGAGAATAACTCCAATGTCTCCACGATAATCGGAATCAATAACCCCAGCCAATACGTCGATGCCGTTCTTGTAAGCAAGACCTGAACGAGGGGCAATTCGACCATAATATCCTTCAGGAATTGAAATGCAAATATTAGTCTTTACCAACTTTCTTCCTAACGTGTTTACAAGAACTTCTTCTGCCGCGTACAAATCATAACCAGCAGCAGACTTTGATCCTTGCGTTGGGATTTTGGCTTTATCAGATAACTTTTTAATTTGAATATTCATGTTATTCTTTTTCTTCTGGACCGTCGCCTTCGTCTTCGTCTTCTCCTCCAAATTCAGAGTCGAATTCTATATCAGCGATATTCATCATTTTTCTCTCTTCTGTCAAGAGCCAGTTTCTGATTTGACCATAAATTGCAAATTTATTTCCTAGTCCAAAATGAAGGGATTCAGTGTCTTCAATATTCTTGCTTACATCGACATGCCTCGTTAAAAAAATTTGAACTGTGTCGTATCCTTCAGAAAGTTCTTTAACGCATTTCATTATTTGTTTGTGAGATCTTTCTTGAGATTTATTGTTCATTCTTTTGTATTATAAAATGTTTCCATGAATAATGATTAATATTTCTAATCGAAGATTGGTATGGAACTTTGTGCGGTTTTAAAGAAGGTTTTTTAATTAATTTAAGCCCCGCTTCTTCTGGAGTCTTGTTAGATTTCATTGAATTAATCTCTTTATCGCAAAGAACTAGATTGTCCCAAGAATCTTTTCCTCCTCTTGATCTTGGAATAATATGATCAATTGAAGCTTTCTTTTTCACTTCTTCTGGAGTAAATTTTCTGCCAGAATATTGGCAGGTGTAATTATCTCTTTCTGTAATTCTGTCGCTGTTTATTTTAACTTCAAGCATGGGAATTGCGTTGTAGTTTTTACAAATAATAACCGTTGGAATTTTAATTGTTATTCTTACAGAAGAAATAGATAAGTCGTTTTCAGACACGGGAACGCGAATCCAGTCTTCCCAAGACAAAACTTCAAAAATAGGGTCGCCATTATTTTCTTGAATATGAAGAGCTTGATAATCTCCTGAATACAAACAAGAAATTGCATCAGCTACAGATTTAGTGCCGATTGGAATCCAGCTTTTATTAAGGCACAGAGTAATTACTTTGCTTGTGAAAAGCATTAATACAATATATAACCTTTTTCCTGACTGTCAACCCAATTTACATCTTCGTTTTCTGAAGCTTTAGCTTTCTTGGCGCGATCAAAAGCAGTTTTGCAGACGGCATATCTTTGTTTTTGATTAGGAAAATCTTTGGACATCTGCGAATCCCCCATACAGTCTCCGATATATTTGTCTTCTTTTTCTTTCCTTAATGGTTTGGGGATAGGCATACAACATATTATACACAAAACCCCCGCCGTTTGGCGAGGGTTATTTTTATTCGATTTCTATTTTATGTTCTGTTGAAGCTTTTTCTTTCAGCTTCAGTTTTATTTTTAATACTCCTTCAGAAAGAGATGCCTTAACTGATTTTTCATCGAACTTGCCAGACACTTTAAAATTTTGGCTGTAATTTCTATCTTTATTATTTGTTTTAATAGACAGAAGATTATTTTGCTCTTCTTTATTTATTGTGATTGACAGTTCTGATTTTTTAATTCCAGGCATATCAATGGAAACGACATAGTCTGATCCATCTTGCTTGAAGTAGTAGTTTTCTTTTGCGTCGTAATAATAGTTTAGTGTCATATTTTTATCCTTACAATTAAACTCTATAGCAAAATTCATGCCAACTTTTTCATGGTTATATTTCATGTTTTGCTATTTTTTTGAGACTATGTGACTCACTGCTGAGACAATTCCGCCAATAGTGCCATAAATTCTCTATCTAAAATTTCTTGTTTTCTTTTTTCTTCTTGTATTTGTTTATACAAGTAAAATAGATCTTTTTCAGATGTGGTGGATTCGATTTTTTCTTCTAGCCACGTCAGGCTTTCTTCTAGCCTGTTTAGTTCTTCGTAAAAATAATTAATTTTTTTTATCATTTTTCACCTGTACGTCTATGTTACTCTTTTTAAAAAACCCTTCGTTGTAAAGGTAATTGGCAATTAATAAAATTTCTTTGTCAGAAACGTCATTTACAGAGTCGTAGATAACTAATTTTTGACCTGTTACTTTCATTTTTAAATTATTTATTTTGAAAGTTTTCACCACAAGTATTTACACCGAAATCTTCTATTTCTACATCATCATCTAGCAGATCTTTTGATTTGTCAAGAATCTTAATTCTGTTATTTTCTACGCATAATATACTTTTAAACTGATCGAATGCTGTTTTTAACTGAGTTTTCGGAGTGCCGCAATTACAAGAAGAAAAGTTCCCATTGTAAAGTGCGGCTATTTCGTCGTTCAAAATAGAAAAGTGCGCTGGATTGTTTTTAACAAAATTAAAAAAATAGTCTAGTTTGATTTTCATTTAATTAAAAGTTTGTATATCAAGTAAGAAAAGCATGCGGCACAAATCCCTTCAACAGACCTGTAGTACCCTATACTGATCCAAAATGAAAAGCAGATGGGGCATGTAATTAATTTCGACAAGAAAGTTTTTTTCTTTAATACAATATAGTCTGGAAAAGATAACGTCATTTGTTTTTGAATCGTAAACTCTTCGTATTCTTTAAATATTTTAGTTTTCTTCAATATCCAATATGTATAATCATATAAGGCGTTGGTTTTTAACCATATAAAAGTTAAATATCCTATCACTGTAGAAATTAATATTAAATCCATATTTTTATTATGACAACTTTAGAGGCATCTTTAAAACTATTTAACTGGTTTTCTGAAAAAGATTATTTTAATTATCCGAAAGATCTGAATAAACTTTTAATTATCCACGAAAATGATAACGATAAGTTTCCTGTCGTCGCGGCTTTAAATAATTTTTTAACTGAAGATTTTATATCTTGCGAAGTTAATCTTATCGGGGAGAAAGTTTATTTTTTAAATAGAAAATTAGATCAAATCGAGCAAGAAATTAAAATAAGCGGCTCTTTGGCTTGCAGTATCGCGGACAGAATCAACTGGTTTTGCCAAGAAGTTATCAAAGACGACTCGGAAATTTGCGACCCAAAAGACGTGAAAATGAAGGATTTATGGAACATTTTGAACATTTTAGATTTTTTGAAAAAAGAAGTTGACAAGTCTTCCAAGCAAGAGTAGGTTCACGACAACCGATTACTAGCTTGCTGGGAATCCAGCGTGAACCGTAAGAGACATCAGACCCGTAAAAAGGCATCGATCAAGTGAAGCTAAGAACTTCAACGTTATTTCGGGAAAAAGCGGCGTTCGTAAGACGAGATCGACAGGGCCACCTAGAAGGTGGCGCGAGCAATAAAAAAAGTTCAATCGGTTTTTTGGCGGTACATATTTATTCAAGTTGATAGCTAGGCTCTCCGAAAGAGGGCTGAAAACCTACGAAATAGGCCGCGAAGAACTGATTTGGCTTGAATAATGTCGTTTACGATCTAATATAATTAAATATTAGAGATGGTTCATTTTTTAGCGGTGGTTTCATGGTAACATTTAATAAATCATATCTCGGTTCTCGTACAATCCTTGGATTGTCCGGCGTAGCCGGAAGTGGGAAGGATACGTTCTTCTCTCTGCTATCGCAGAAACTGCCGTTCCAGAGATTCGCCTTAGCTGATGAATTAAAAATTCTTCTAAGAGAAGATATTATTAAGAAAACCAATATTGATATTCTTAATTGTACGCGAGAAGAGAAGGACTCGGTTAGAAACGACCTCGTCCTTTTTGCGAAGCAAAAGAGATTGGAGTCTTATGGAAAGTTTTGGACGAATCTTTTGTCAAAAAAGATAAACGAATCTTCATGTGAACACATTTGCATTACAGATATAAGGCACAATTACTTTTCTAAAGACGAAGTTTATTGGTTGAAACAAACTTTAAATGGGCGCTTGATTGATGTTTCATGTTATTCGCCAATTGACGGAACGTTAACTCAACCTCCAAACGAAGAAGAAGAATTTCATTATCCAAAGGTTAAACAAGATGCTGATTATTATGTGATATGGCCTAAAGTTTCTGATATTAAAAGGCTTGACTTGTTTGTAGATCAGTGTATTTTTGACTTACATTTAAAATGAAAGTCTTTACAAGTTTAACGGACATAGATTTAATAAAGTTAATCGCAGAAGAAAACTGCGACGATTGTTTTCGAGAATTAGTTTCTAGGCATGAAAATTTATATTATAAAATATGCCACGGATACATGACCGCCTTGAAAAGGTCTGGAGTTTCGAGTGAAGACATCTTGTCTGATAAGATGTTTGTTTTTTACAATTCTCTTTCTTCATTTGACCCTAGTAAAAATGTTAAATTTTCTACTTGGCTGGCGAATCAAGCTAGATTTCATTGCCTCAACAAAATTTCCAACACGAAAAATAAATTCTTTGTTGACAATGAGGAAATTTCGCCTATTATAGATTCTGAAATCTCAATGGAAGCTTTTCGCAAGAAGCCGATTAAAGTAAATTTAGATAATATTTTAACGGCGTTCTCGGAGCTTTCAGACGAAAGAGTTTCATACGTTTTCAAGAGGAAGTATTCTGATTATAAAGTGAAGTGGAAAAACATTGCTGAAGAACTCGGTGTTACGACGCAAACAGTTTTGAACCTTCATAAAAAAGGGATAAGTCTTCTTAAAAGAAAAATCAAGAACCGTAAATTAGAAATATATGAGTGACCCAATCGCAAACGATACAACTAGCAACCCACAACGCGAAGAGCTTGGCGCTCTATGGAAGCGTCAAGGAAAGAACCAGACATATTTGGCTGGATATATTAACAAGGCAAATGGAGAGAAGGTAAAGATAGTAGTTTTCTCTTCTAAAAACAAGAAGTCTGAAAATCAACCTGATTTTCGAATCTATGAGTCGATTCCTATGGAAGGTCGCCCACCAGAATCAGCATCAACAACAAGCATTCCTAAAAGCGCAGCACCTGCAACTAAAGCTCCCGCTTACGCAAGTAAGCCATTCGTAAAGAAGGCTCCGGTTGTTCAGGATGATGACGATGGACTCCTGTAATGGATTTCGCGTTAAACATTCCAATTAATCCAGTCTCCTTTGGTCAGGTATCTCTAGCAATACTTAGAGAAATCTACCGAAGGGGGCTGGCTCCTTCTTTGCTTCCAATTGGAAACGTTAATACTTCTTCTTGCGAAGACGATCCACAATTTTTAGAATGGATCAATAAATGTATTTCTAAATATAAGGAATCTCACGTTAGAGATATTCCCGTTATCAAACTTTGGCATCTTAATGGAAGTCATGAATCTATATCTAAAAAACAGATATTACTTTCATTCTACGAACTAGACTCTCCAACTACCTATGAAAAAAACGTCGCTAAAGGTAACATTACTGTATTTACAAATAAATATACAAAAGAAGTTTTTGATAAGCACGATATAGAAACTCATTTCGTTCCTCTCGGATTTGACGCAAACACATTTTCTAATTTAAACAAGACATTCTTTGACGACGGAAGAATCACTTTTAATGTTTGCGGCAAAATAGAGCGCAGGAAAAATCAAGTTAGAGTTATCAAAAGCTGGCTAAAGAAATTTGGCAATGATAAAAAATATTCACTTCAAGCTTGCTGTTATAATTCTTTTATTTCTAAAGAGTTAAATGCGAAGATTATAAACGACGCACTTGAAGGGAAAAGATATTTTAACTTCAATAATCTTGAATGGATGGAGAAGAATAAAACTTACAATGAATTTCTTAATTCTGCTGATGTTGTTCTTGCTATGTCTAGTGGAGAAGGATGGGCTATTCCAGAATTTTCTTCTGTATCTATTGGCAAACATGCCGTAGTCTTAAACGCTCACGCTCATACAACTTGGGCAAATGAAAAAAACTCAGTATTAATTAATTCATTAAAAGAGAAAATTGACTGTTACGATAATCTATTTTTTAAGAAAGGAATGGACACAAATCAAGGTCAATATTTTAATTATAATGAAGATGAATTTATTGCTGGGTGCGAAGAAGTTGTAAAACGAGTAGAAAGTAATAAAGTAAATGAAGAAGGCTTAAAACTTCAAACTGAATTTACTTATGAAAAAACAGTAGATCAGCTTTTAGCTTTAATTTAATATGCCTATTTATTTATTTAAAAACCCTAAGACAGGTAAGATAAAAGAGGTTCTTCTTAGAATGAGTGAAGATCACGTTTATTCCGAAGAAGGAGTAAAGTGGGAAAGAGTTTTCACTATTCCTCAAGCGTCAATAGACACTCAAATAGATGCATTTAGCGAAAGCGGGTTTAAAAATAAAACTTCAAACAAGAAAGAGACTCTTGGCGATTTAATGGACAGATCAAAAGAGCTTTCCGAAAAACGCAAAGATATTGCTGGAGAAGATCCAGTGCAAAAGAAATTTTTCGAAGATTACAGTAAAACTCGAAAAGGTAAAAAACACGCAAAAGACCCATCTCGCGAAGTTAAATATAACAAGAAAATGTTCTCAATCGAATGAAAATTTTATTAACTGGAATACTAGGTCAAGACGGGGCAAATATGGCGGAATATTTGCTAAAGAACACTGACGCTAAAATTTACGGCATGATTCGGAGGGCATCAAATCCGAATTTAATTAACTGCAAATCTTTTATTCATAACCCTAGAGTGGATTTAGTTTATGGAGATTTGTGCGATAGTGTAAGTATTCCAAGTTTAGTTCAAGATATTAAGCCTGATTATTTTATTAATTTTGGCGCACAAAGCTTTGTTGGTTGCAGTTGGGATATTCCTCTTCAAACATTTGACATCAACGCGACCGGAGTTGCTAGATGTCTTGAAGCAATTCGTCAACACCATCCAAAGTGTAGATTTTATTCTGCCGGAAGCAGCGAAGAATTTGGTGATGTAGTCTACTCTCCTCAAGATGAAAAGCACCCATTCAGACCTCGCAGTCCTTATGGAGCAAGTAAAGCCGCTGCTCATCACATAGTAAAAGTGTATCGCGAATCGTATAATTTATATGCTGTTCATGGAGTCTTGTTCAATCATGAAGGAACCAAGCGTGGAGCAGAATTTGTTACTAGAAAAATATCTTTAGGAGCAGCACGAATTCATCATTCAATCAAAAATAATCTACCTTTTACTCCAATTGAATTGGGGAATTTAGATTCAAAGAGAGATTGGTCAGATTCAGAAGACTTCGTTGACGGCGTATGGAAGATGCTAAATCAAGAATCTCCAAAAGACTATGTTCTTTCCAGTAATGAAACGCATACGATTAAAGAATTTGTAAATCTAGCATTCGTTTACGCAAACATCCCTTGCGCTTGGCACGGAGAAGGAGAACATAAAGAATTAAGTATTCAAACTAATTTATTATCTCTTGGAGAAGCTCAGTCTTCAGTATTAGTTAAAATTAATCCTAAATTTTATAGACCAGCAGAAGTAGAAATTTTACTTGGCGATTCAAGCCTCGCCAGAAGAGAATTAGGATGGAAACCGAAAATTTCATTTGACAAGCTCGTCGAAAAAATGGTAAAGTTTGATATCGATAATTTTCAAAAGTAAACGTAATATATAGTCCATCTATGAGCGAATTAATTTTAACAGAAAGTTTTGTATCTAAATATAAAAATAAACAGCCTAATTGGGGCTTCAACGGTTTAGGGTACATCGTCTACAAGCGTACTTATGCGCGACTAAAGGATAACGGCAAAACAGAAGAATGGTTTGAAACTGTGCAACGATGCATTGAAGGCGCACAAAAAATTGGCGCACAATATACCCCAGAAGAAGCTGAACGTATTTATGATTATGTTTTTAATCTTAAGTGCAATTTTGCTGGTCGCATGCTTTGGCAACTTGGCACTTCTACTGTGGATCGTTTTGGTGCAAATTCTCTTCTCAATTGCTGGGCAACAGCAATGCGTGAGCCAAAGGCATTTCTTTTCTTATTTGAAAATCTCATGCTTGGCGGCGGAGTTGGTTATAGCATCCGTCGCGAAGATGTTCACGAACTTCCTAAAATCAAAAAAAGTGTAAATGTCATTCATGAAGCAACTAAAGACGCTGATTATATTGTTCCAGATAAACGCGAAGGTTGGGTTAATCTGCTTTCAAAAGTTCTGGACGCTTTTTATGTTACAGGTAAATCTTTTTCGTATTCGACTATTCTTATCAGAGGATACGGAGAACCAATCAAGGGTTTTGGCGGAAAGGCTTCTGGCCCACAAATCCTTATTGACGGAATCGATAAAATCACAAAAATCTTTCAGTCAAGAGAAAACAAGAAACTTCGCTCAATTGACGTTCTTGATATCTGTAACATTATTGGTAGTGTTGTTGTTGCTGGCAACGTTAGAAGGTCTGCTGAAATAGCCTTGGGAGATCCCGATGATATTCTTTATCTCCGCGCTAAGAATTGGGGAACAGGAAACGTCCCCAATTGGCGAGCGATGAGTAACAATACTATCTACGTTGATAGCTATGATCATATTCTTGAAGAGATCTGGAAGAATGGTTACGAGATTAATAAAGACTCTGGCTATGCAAATGGTGAGCCTTACGGATTCTTTAACCTACCTCTCTCTCAAAAATTTGGACGAATCAAAGATGGTCCGATTTCAGAAAACCCAATGTATCCAACAGATATGGATAATTGCGAAATGACAAATCCTTGTGCAGAAATTAGTCTTTCAAATTACGAATGCTGCAATCTTAGTGAACTTTATCTAAACAACATTGAAAGCAAAGAAGAGCTTATCGATTGCGCTCAACTTCTTTATAAGACTCAAAAAGCAATAGCTTCACTTCCGTTCATTCACGAAGAAACCAACAAGATCGTTCACAAGAACATGCGACTTGGACTTGGCATCACTGGGGTTTGCCAGTCTTTGCACAAGCTTGATTGGCTCGACGATTGTTATACGTCTTTACGTTCTTTCGATAAGTCTTGGAGCAAGATTCGTGGTTGGCCTGAAAGCATTAAGCTTACCACTATCAAACCTTCTGGGACGTTGAGTCTTTTAGGTGGAGCAACTCCCGGTGTCCATCCAGCATTCAGTAAGTATTATATGCGTACTGTTCGCATGTCTAGCTCTGACTCTTTGGTGCAAACATGCAAAGACATGGGATATTATGTTGAATTTTTAGTTAACTTTGATGGAACTGAAAATCGCGACACTGTAGTTGTTTATTTTCCATGCAAAACTCCTGAAGGATCTATTCTTACTAAAGATATGGATGTTCTTAAGCAGCTTGATATGGTCAAGAAGCTTCAAACCGTATGGTCCGACAACGCTGTTTCAGTAACAGCTTATTACAAGCCTGAAGAACTTGAGCCTCTAAAGGAGTGGCTAAAAGAAAACTATGAGCATAACATTAAGAGCGTTAGTTTTCTACTGTTTAAAGATCATGGATTCAAGCAAGCTCCATATCAGGAAATCGATGAATCCGCATACCTTGCCGCGAGCAGCAAGGTTAAGCCTTTATCAAATATGACTATCAATAGCAGCGAAATGCTAGATATGTCAGAATGCTCTTCTGGCGCATGTCCAATCAGGTAAATAAAATATTAATATCTGGCGGCATTGGAGACTTTCTGCAATGTATAGACGTTGCAGTTTGTCTTCCATCTACTTTTAAAGTTGTTGTTGTTACTCATTTTAAAGGCGCTGAGAAATTCTTCGCGCCTTTTTGTGACACAAAAAATTATGACTTTATTTATTTTGACGACTTATCTTCTTATTCAGAGGTTATGTCTTCTTTGGATAAATCTAATTTAATCAACTGCCCAAGATCTAAATTTATGGAGACCGCGTTTCCTTACGAAGTGCAGTCTCCTTTTGATAACGATAACGAAATAATTGGAATACATCCGTTTGGAAGCGGTTTTGCCAAGAACGCATACAATCAATTAAATTTTCCTGAAAAAAGAATCTCAAAAGAATGTGTTGAAAAAATAATAAAACCAGATAAGAATTATTTAATTTTTGGTAGCGAGAAAGAATCTTTAGAGTTTGACAACCTCAAAGATCTGACTAATGTATGTGTCGCAGCCCACCCAGATATATGGGCAAGCTTAAGTCATATTCAACTTTGTAAAAAAGTAATCGCCGTTGATAGCTCAGTTAAAACGATGGCTTTAGTTAAAAAAATACCTACTTATCTAATCGTAGGAGATTTTTCAGATGAAACTAGAGATAAGTTTTTTATTAATCCTTACTTAGACTCAGAATATTTGCAGGTTTTCAGAACCAAAGACCCTCAAAAGAATGACAAAGAAATCATTGAATTTATCGAAAAAGAAGTATATAAAAACAGTTAATGGCGAAGAAGTAGTTTTTCAAAGTTTTGCCACTTATTTAATTGATTTATTAATAGCTGATAAAAAAAACATCAGTTATCCCAGAGAGATAAAAATAGCGAAACAGCTTGGTCAAATTTGTTTAGATCAAAAATTTTGGGATTCTTTACCGGCAGAAAAAGTTAATTCTTTAAGCTTCTTTATAAAGAAGGATAATCAGGATATAATAAAGTATCAACACGATCTGTTTATTAAAAATAAATGGACGGAATTCGTAAAAACCAAGAAAAACACCATTGACTTTACGAAGCAGGAAGTTATACTTTCTGAAACCAAAGTAGGCGAAGATATTAAAATAAAAAAGCCTATTTTATCATTAAAAGATTTTATTAATTATGGCTAAGGCTCCAAAAAACCAAGATATAAACACTGTATCTTCAAAACTTTCTTCCCTAGATAAGTATCTAAAGGACAATTCAAATTACCATTTCGCTTTCGACAATCCTGTTGATTATGTAATTAGTAGCGGTAGTTTGGTTCTTGACATGGAAATGGGCGGCGGAATTCGCCCCGGTGTTACGCGATCAACAGGAATAACTGAAGGCGGAAAAACCTCAAACGCATTAGCGTTTGCTAGGAACTTTCAAAAAGCCCATCCTGACAATGGCGTTATAGTTTATATTAAAGGCGAAGGAAGACTTTCCAAGCAAATTATATCTAGGTCTGGAGTAGATACGAATCCGGCTAAGTGGAAGGTGATTCCTACAAATGATTTTGAATTTGTAATTGATATGATTAGGGATGTTACAAAGTTGAATCCTGATGGTCATTATTACATGTTCATTATCGATTCGCTAGACTCTCTAGTTCCTAGGAATGATATCGAAAAAGGAGCAAGCGAAGCTGACAGAACTGCTGGCGGCGCACTTCTTACTTCAAATTTCTTGAGGAAGATGGCTAATTATTTTTCCGCAAAGGGGCATATCTGCTTTTTGATTTCTCAAGTTCGCTCTACAATTAAAATTAATCCCTACGAAAAAGGAGATCCAAAGGTTACAAACGCTAGTGGCGGCAATGCTGCACTGCATTATTCCGACTGGATTCTTGAATTTCAACAACGTTTTCAAAAGGATATTATTTTTGGTGGGCCAGATAACAAGACTCCTATTGGTCATTGGTGTAAAATCATGTTCCGAAAGACTCCCAATGAAAAGACTGGCATTGAAGTAAAATATCCAATTAAATATGGCCGCGACAATGGCAATAGTATTTGGGTAGAATATGAGGTTATCGAACAATTAAAGGCTTGGGAAATGATCGAAGCTAAAACTGCTTGGATTACTGTATGCGACGACTTGATAAAGGAGCTTTCTGAAAATGGGTTTACAGTTCCTAAGCAGGTTCAAGGAATGGATAATTTCAGGAAGATGCTTGAAGAAGATCAAAACCTAACTAATTATCTATTTGAAAAATTTATCCGAGTTTTCAAGAAATGAGATTGCTTTCATTATCAGGTAAACTTGTTAGTAAAAATGTTAATAAATATCGGGTAAATTGGTCTAAAAAATCTAGATCAAATATTCAATTTGAAGTTAAACAATTTTTATTAAAGCACTGGGAGAACCACATCGTCTACGAAGAATTTCCCGTGTATGGCAGCAGAATGAAGGTTGACTTTCTCAACGCTACCCGTAAGATAGCTGTAGAGGTGAACGGCGCACAGCATACCTCTTTTAATAAATTCTTTCATCAAAACTCTCGCGCTAAATATCTTTCGTCGATTCAAAGGGATTACGAAAAATATGAATGGCTTATAAAAAACGATTATAAGTTTATCGAGCTTGAACAAGGAGACATGAAGGAGCTTTCAGCAGTTTTTATTTTCAATAAATTCGGTATCGAAATATGACAATTTATTCACTACAAGTAGAAAAGCACGTTATTGCTGGTATCTTCAAAAATAAAGATATTCTTTGCGAACTTGTAAACTTCGTCTCTGAAAAAGACTTCTACAATGAAGTTCATTCGACGATCTTTCTGGTATGTAAAAACCTATATCTTAACAAGCAAGAGATCGATAAAGTTCTTGTCGCTCAAAAGATAAAAGATCTTGGAGTTTCATTTAAAGATGAGATTAATATCTTTGATTATGTAGAAAGCATTACTTTTGCTCAATTAAACGAAAAAGCTACAGTTGAAGCGGCAAAAGAACTTATCAAATTCCGCGTTCGAAGGGAAATGTTTTATACAGGAGAAAAGATTAAAAACACTGCTCAAAAAGCAGGTGACGAGTCTTTAAATGATTTTATTATTAACTGCGATAAGATTTATGCAGATAAAGTTTCTAGCATCGAAATAGACGAGAAGCCATGTAATCTATTTGAAACTATCGCAGAAAAAGTAGAAGATCGCGGTAATAACATTAAAGATGATACTGGATTAGTTACTCCTTATCCAGAATTTAATCGTCTTTATGGCGGTCTTCGTCCCGGTAATATTTATGCGATTGTATCTCGTCCCGGCCAAGGTAAAACGACTTGGATTAATGATATTTGTCTAAAAACTTCTCTTAAGAATAATGTTAAAGCCCTTATTTTGGATACCGAAATGAGTGCAGAAGAAATGCAATTTCGCATGATTTCTTCTATATCAGGAGTACCAATGTGGTATGTGGAAACTGGCAATTGGCGCAGGAACGTCGAAATGACAAAAAAAGTCAGAGAGGCTTTGAAAAAAGTTGCAGATTATAAATATTATCATTATAGAGTTGGTAGCAAAAACATTGATGAAATTTGCTCTCTAGTTAAACGGTGGTATTATAAAGAAGTAGGTCGCGGAAATCAATGTATTGTAGCTTACGACTATGTAAAATTAACTGGCGAAAAGATTGGGCAAAACTGGGCGGAACATCAAGTCATTGGCGAAAAAATTGATAAATTAAAAAGACTATCTGAAGAGATCAATTGCCCAATTATCACCGCGATGCAAATGAATCGAAGTGGTGAGAACTTTAATCGTAAAGGCGCGGCAGTAGTTGACGATAGCTCTGCAATCGCTCTTTCTGATCGTTTACAATGGTTCGCGTCATTTGTAGCCATCTTCCGCCGCAAAACTGTAGACGAAATCGCTGTTGATGGAGAAAATTTTGGCAGTCACAAATTGGTCCCAATTAAAACCAGATTCCAAGGTAAAGATGCTGCCGGTCATCATGACTTAGTAAAGCGTAGAAACGAACAAGGAGAAATAGCTTATCAGAATAATTTCCTTAATTTTAATGTTAATAGTTTTAACGTAGAAGAAAAAGGATCTCTCGACGATATCGTTAAGGTCGAAAATGAACAATTCGAACTAAAAGACCAAGAGAAAGAAGATAGTGGAACTCTATGAACGTCAAAGAAATTTTGTGTGATTTGGGTTATTCTAACATTTCAGAAGGACCAAAAGAATATAGAATGCGCCCTATTTATAGGGATTCAGACAACAACACAGTTCTATCGGTAAAAAAAGACTCCGGTAGATTCATTGATTTTAGCAAAGGAATCACTGGTTCTATCGAAGACTTGATTAAGTTATCGTTAAACCTTAAAAATGTAGAAGAAGTAAAGGTTTGGATTTCTAATAAAAATATATCTTTAGAACGTAAAGAAGAAGAGAAGCCAAAACTTATTACTCAGAAAGTTTATGAAAAAGATATGCTTTTCAAACTTAAGAAGGATCATTCGTATTGGATTGAGAGAGGGGTTCCAGAAGAAACTCTTATTGAATTTGAAGGAGGAATAGCGGCTTCTGGAAAAATGGCAGGACGATACGTTTTTCCAATATTCAATAGCTCTGATCAAATAGTTGGATTCTCAGGTAGAGATATATTAAACAGAAAAGAAGTTCCAAAATGGAAACACATCGGCAGCAAATCAACTTGGGTATTTCCAGCTAAAAAGAACTCTAAAATAATCAAAGAGTTAAAAGAAGTTTTTATTGTTGAAAGCATTGGAGATGCGCTATCCTTATATTCTGCTGATATAAAAAACATAATCGTATCTTTTGGGCTTGATATATCTACGTCAATAATAAACTTTTTATTGAAATTGGACGTAACCATGATTAGAATATGTTTTAACAACGATTCTGAGAATAAATTCGCAGGAAATAATGCCGCTGAAAAAGGGTATGAAAAACTAACGAAATTCTTCGACAGAAACCAAGTCGTCATAAATTTACCCTCTAAAAAAGATTTTGGAGAAATGAGTGCCGAAGAAATAACCCAGTGGAGAAAAAAGATTTAATACTATCAGCTTCCAGAATCAAAACTCTGGAAACTTGTTCTTGGACTTACTGGTGCAACTATCACCTTAAACTTCCAGACAAGTCAAATGATGGAGCAAATCGCGGAACCGTTTGTCATCTTATATTTGAACTTTTATTAAATAAAAAGCATAAGAGTCATTTTGTTAAAATTCAAAAACAAGCTTCAATTAAATCTAGTAAAGCTATTAATCGTTTAGTTATCAAGCACATGAAAAAGCTTGATATTTATACAGATGAGAATTACGAGATGGTTGACAAGATGATCGTTGTTGGACTTAATCAAGATTTCTATTTGGACGGAGCAAAACTTGGAGAAGCTGAACAAGAATTTTTAATTGATAGCGAAAGTCCAAAATATAAGATCAGAGGTTTTATCGACAAAAATGGATTTTATCCAAAAGATAAGTTATTTAAAATCGTCGATTACAAAAGCAGTAAAGTAAAATTTAAAGATGACGAGCTAACCGCTAACATTCAAGCTCTGACGTATACGCTTGCTACTAAAAAGTCTAATAAATTTAAAGAAATATCTGGGAAAATCAAGAGAGTCGTTGCTCAGTTTATTTTTCTTCGATTCCCCAAACAGCCTGTTCAAGAAGTTGAAATAACTGAAGAGCAGTTGAATGGGTATGAAAAGTATTTAGAATACATATATGAAGTAGCATGTAAATTTAGTTCGAAAACTGCTATTTCAAATTTTGCCGCTGACTCTACTGAAAAGAAATGGTTGTGCAAAGCTGGCAAAACTTGGGTCTGCCCATATTATCATCCGTATAAATATTATGAAGTGTACGATGAAAATGAAGTATTGAAAAAAACTTATTTTATAGATACCGTTCCGGCTAAGTTGCCAGATGGATACGTTAAAAAATTAAAGCAGTACGATGGATGCCCCGCCCACAACAAGCCAAAAAAAAGCCAAGACGCTTTCGACTTTTGACTTGACTTCCTCCCCATTCCGTCTAAGATTAGAGCGTGAGCATTATTCCTTTGTTTAAGAGTCATTACTCTATTGGGAAGTCCGTTCTAACTTTAGAAAAGGCGGCAGAAATTACCGACTCAAGTCCGATTTCAATTTTTTCAATTGCAAAAAAACATAGTTTAAAAGAAGTAACTCTTGTAGAAGACTCTATATCAGGCTTTATTCAGGCGTATTCTTATGCGAAGGAAATGGGCATTAAACTCATTTTTGGTCTTCGCGTTACAATTACTGAAGATATATCAGATAAAAGCGCACCTTCTTTAAAGAAAGAATCGAAAATAATTATATTTCCGAAGAACAATATCGGATACAAGAAACTCATTAAGATATCCACTATAGCTTCTTCAACAGGATTTTATTACGTTCCTAGATTAGATTATTCTACATTAAGAGAATATTGTGACGACAATTTGATGATTGCTATTCCTTTTTATGATAGCTTTCTATTTAATAACTCTTTATATGGACATCTTTGCGTTCCTGATTTTTCGTTTTTTAAGCCAATCTTCTTTATAGAGGAAAATTCGCTCCCTTTTGATAGCATCATTTTAGATAAAGTATATTCTTACACTAAAGATAAGTACGAAGTCCAAAAAACTCAAAGTGTTTTTTATTACGAAAAAGAAGACTTCTTATCTTATTTGACTTTCAGATGCATTAATAATCGCACAAATTTAAATAAACCTAATTTATCTCACATGAGCAGTGATACATTTTGTTTTGAAAGCTATTTAAACGCTCAATAATATGGACGGCCATTTACTACGATTTAATAATAAAGATGAAATAGTCTTTATCGACTTGGAAACGTTTAATCTCTGTTTAAATGTATGCAATAATTTACCTTGGCAAATTTCAATGTTGAAAATTGTTGGAAATGAAATTGTTGATTACAAAGATATGTATATTAAATGGAATACTCATCTCAAAATCAGCAAAGGCGCTGCGGAAATTACTAGATTTGATCCTTCAAAACTCGAAAGACTTGGCATAGACCCCAAAGTTGCCGTTGAAACGATGGTCGAATGGCTTGACTCTTCGCATAAAATCATCGGACATAACATTTTAAATTTCGATATTTATCTAATTAAAGGTATTTGCGAGAAATTCGGTAAACCTTGGAAGCATTATACAGATAAAATAATTGATACAAACTGTATAGCAAGAGGCATTAAATACGGGGAACTTCCTAAGAAGGATGACAATTTAACTGAATATCAATATAGGCTCGCCAATTCACCAAGAAAAGGCGTGAAGACCAATCTGACCGCATTGGGCAAAGAGTTCTCTATTGAGCATGATTATGATAAACTACACGACGCTATCATCGACTTGAAGCTTAACCTTAAAGTCTGGAATAAACTAAAGTATATGATCGACCTATGAATTTCTCTGATAATTTTTCTGATTTAAAGCTTGAGCTACACGGAGTAAGACTACCTTCATTCAAAATTGAAGATAAATTTAAGCACAAGATCGACGCAGATATTGACTGTTCGAATCTATCATTCTTAAAGTCTTTATGTGAACATGGATTAAAAGAAAAAAACCTGTTCTCTCAAGAATACGTAAATAGATTAAACTATGAACTTGAAATCGTCGAAGAACTTAGTTTTACAGATTATCTACTATTGGTCTGGGATGTTATTAATTTTTGCAAAGACAACAGTATTCCCACAGGAATTGGTCGTGGATCTGCCGCAGGAAGTTTAATTCTATATTCATGCGGAGTCACTCAAATTGATCCAATAAAATATGGATTATTTTTTGAACGATTTATATCGAGGTTTCGAGCTAAGAAAAATGTCGTCAATGGCATCACCTATCTCGATGGTTCTCTTATGTGTGACGTTGATCTTGATATATGTTATTATCAGCGGCATAGAGTTTTAGAGTACCTCGAAAAGAAGTTCGAAAACAAAACCGCTAAAATCTTAACTCTAAATACTCTCAGTAGTAAACTTCTAATTAAAGAATGCGGCAAGGTTATCGACGAGAAGCCTGAGTCTGAAATGACAGTGATTTCAGGTTTGATTCCTAAAGTCTTCGGTCAAGTCAAAGACGTAGAAGAAGCTTATGTGGAAGTGGCAGAGTTTAAGACTTGGTGCGACGAGAATCCTAGAATATATTCTGTAGCTAGAAAGTTAAAAGACTTAATCAAAAATAAAGGCGCACACCCTTCAGGAGTTCTTCTTTGTTATGATAATATTCTGGAAACTTGCCCAACAGAAAGATCTTCTGACGGTAGCATTGTATCATCATTTGATATGAATTGGGTCACCCTGTTTAATATTAAACTTGATATTCTAGGTCTTCGCGGCGTTTCTGTTGTAGATGACGTATGCAAAAACATTGGCATTAATTTATTAGATATTGATGTAAATGATTCGTCTATTTATCAAAGCCTTCAAGACTTGAGAACTCCTCATGGATTGTTTCAAATTGAGGCTGATACCAACTTTAAAGTATTAAAGAAGGTAAAACCAAAGAATTTGGAAGAACTTAGCGGCGTTCTTGCTCTTGCTCGTCCCGGCGCACTTCAATTCGTCGATAAGTACGCTCTTTATACGAACACAGAGACTTATGAGAGTATTCACTCTCTCTTCGATGACGTTCTGAAAGTTACCGGCGGCGTTGCTTTATATCAAGAGCAGCTTATGAAAATGGCTACAAAGATTGGCTTTTCTTTGGATGAAGCAGAAATTCTTCGCCGCATCGTAGGCAAAAAGAAAGTAGAAGAAGTAAAGAAGTGGCAGCAAAAAATTCAAGACAAGATAATTGAAAACAAACTACCTAAAGAAGCTGGCGATATTCTATGGAAGGTTCTTGAAGACTCTGCAAATTATTCGTTTAATAAATCGCATTCAGCCTGTTATGCCGCTCTAGCTGCAATTACAGTATATCTGAAGTTTAAATATCCGCAGCAGTTCTTCTTGTCATTGTTGAAAATGACTCGACATGAACCCGATCCAATTTCTGAGATTTCTAAGATTCATAAAGAAATGCGGCATTTTAACATAGAACTACTGCCGCCTCATTTACTTAAATCTCAAAAAGACTTTAGCATTCAAGAGCAAGATATTCGATTTGGCCTTCTTTCTATTAAAGGCATTTCAGATAAATCTATTGAGAAGCTCAATAACTTTATTGGTATATTTCAAAATAAGTTTGAGATCTTTAATACCGCAAATGAAGCTGGATTGAATCTTGGTATATTGTGCGCCTTGATTCAGGCTGGAGCATTAGAGGGATTTAAACAAACTCGCGCTAAGGTTGTATACGAAGCGCAGCTTTGGAACACGCTTACAGAAAAAGAGAAAAAGCATTGCATTAATTATGGCGCGGGATTTGATTATGATCTTGTTAAAACTATGCGATATATTTGCGAGAAGGTGGACGAAAAAGGAAAGCCTTTAATCAAGCCTTCAAGAATTGAAACTATTAAAAACAAGTCTCAAAGATATGCCGAGATTTACGATAAGAATAAAAAGTCTGAAAGATTTGCTAATTGGTTTTATGAAAACAAACTACTTGGTTACACATACGGCGCTAACTTGAAAGATATCGTTATGGATCAATCAGATGTGGTTTTAGAAATGATAGATGATATCAACGGTCTTCCTGAAAATTACGAAGTGCGATTTATTGGCAGATTACAAGACGACTCTGAAATTCGCACATCTAAAGCTGGTAATAAGTACATGGGAATGGATATTTTCGATGAAACAAATATAATAAACGTTAAGATGTTCAATAAAAAATTGGAAGATTTTCTTGACATCAACAAGAAAGCTCCCAAGAAGAACGACATCGTTGTAGTTAGAGGCAAGAAAAAAGACGGATGCGTATTCGCTGATGTAATCGCTGTCCAGACAAATAAAATTTATACAAAGTTATCGGAAATAAAGAAAGATGAATAATTTAAAATATCAAAAAGATTATTGGAAATCTTTCATAACTTCTTCTCAAGAAGACGTGTTAGCTAAAGATCTAAATTCTTCTTGGAATGAAAACAGCAAAAGCTATTCAACGCCTACAGAAATTCCAATTCCTTATCTTGATTATATAAAGCAAGATATAAAATTAGATAAAGTTATAGATTTCGGCGTTGGCCTAGGAAGAAATCAACAATATTTAAAATCAATATTTAATGAAGTTCATGGTTTCGATCTTCCAGAAATGATTGAAAAATATAAAAAGATCGCGCCAAAAGACAATAAGCTAATTCACGACGTTTCTGAATTTGATAATAATTATTCATTATTATATGAAACAACGGTTTTTCAACACATGCCTCCTGATGAGGTATTATTCTATTTAACTTATTTATCTCATAGAACAAAATATTATTTTTCATGGACAAGGAGCTATAATGATTTTTTCAGAAATTTTAAAAATAATACAGGAGGAGTAAATATGTATCATTTAATAATGGCGACTAATTGTTGGGAGCCAATTTCTTTTTCTAATAATGAAATAAATATATTAAATGACGAAACTCATTATTTTGCTTTATACAAATCAAAAAATAAAAAGATATGAATATTTTTATAGCTCATTGGGAACCGCTCACAGATAGAAAAAATTATTTAGATAGTTTTTTTTCTAATAATTCTATCCACAAACCTCTTTATTTTTGTAATTTTAACAGAAATAAAATTACTTCAAATAATATTGAAAGATATTATAGCGGATTTAATCTAGCTTATCTTGAAGAATCATTTATTTATGTAAAAAAAGGTTTTCCTAATTTTAATTTTGATATCTCTCAATGGAGACAATTAACTCCAGCGCAAATATGCAATTTTTTAAATCATTTTTCAATATATGAATATATTATCGAAAATAAAATAGAAAATGCTTTAATTCTAGAAGATGATTGTATTTTATCTCCTAATTTCGATAACGATATCAAAGAAATTCTTCTAGAAAAACCAGAAGATTGCGAACTTTTATTTTTAGGAGGAGGAGGAACCGGATTAACTCCACAAATATACGGATCAGAAATTTTTCCAAATAAAAAGTTTTATAAAATACCAACTTCAAGAACTGTAGATGCTTATTGGTTGACTTGGAGAACAGCTTTTTGTTTTTATAAATATATATTTTGGAAAAGGCATTTCCAATTACCTATAGACTGGGAAATGAACGCTATAATTCCTAAAGAAAATATTTCTACATATCATCTATTTCCTTATTTTATAAAGCAAGGAAGCGTGACTAAACAATATCAAACTTCTGCTCAATAATATGATATACTGTTTCGATTTAGATAATACTTTATGCAAGACTAATTCTAATAAATACGAAGATTCAATTCCGATACCAGAAAGAATAAAAAAAGTAAATGATCTTTATGATAAAGGTCATACGATCATTATTGAAACTGCTAGAGGGTCAGTAAGTGGAAAAAGTTGGTTTTATTTTACTTTAAATCAACTAAAAACTTGGGGCCTTAAGTTTCATCACATAAGAACTAATGTTAAATTTTATGCGGATTTTTATATTGACGATAAAGCCGTGAACGATAAGGAGTTTTTCAATGGGATCAATTAATTCAATAATAAAAAAAGCCCCCAATTTCATACAAAAAGCATATTTTAATATAATACCTTTTGAAAAGCGATATGGGAAAGTATTTGCTGATACATTAAAATTTTTAAACGAATCAAAAAAATGGAGCAAAGAGCAAGCTTTAGAATATCAAAATTTAGAATTTAAAAAATTAATAAAACATTGCTATAACAATGTTCCTTATTATAACAAGCTATTTAAAAAAAATAATTTAATTCCTGAAGATTTTAGAGAAACAAGTGATATTAAATTGCTACCTATTTTAACTAAAGCAATTATAAGAGAAAATATTGAAGAATTAAAAGCAGTAAACATTTTAAATCAAAAAATATATCAATTCAAGACAAGCGGATCTACAGGAGAAAAACTTGTCTTTTATGGAACTGACGAAGTTTATAAAAAAGAAGCAGCTTTTATATTAAGATCTTATCAACAACATGGCGCAGATTTATATAACAAATCTAGTATTTGGCTCAGGAGATATGTTCCTCTTGAAAGAAATCAAGATTTATGGTATTTTGATTATGAATTAAAAAGACTATACATGTCTTCATATCATATTAATGAAAATACTATTTATTCTTACGTCGAAAAAATAAATTCAATAGAAGCTCCTACTCTTGTCGGATATCCATCAAGTATTTATATATTAGCATGTTTATGCGCCAAATTTAATTTAAAATTAAAATATGTAAAAAAAATACACGTTTCTTCAGAAATGATGCTTGACGAATGGAGAACAAAAATAATAGAAACTTTTAATATTATACCAATAGCTCATTATGGAGCAATAGAGAAAGTATCTTTCATGCATCAAACAGAAAATTCTTCAATGTATCATGAAAATTTAGAATATGGAATTAATGAATTTATTAATGAAAATGGATATTACACTATAGTTGGAACTGGATTTTTAAATTATTATATGCCATTTTTAAGATATAAAACAGAAGATGCAGTTATTTTAAATAAAAATCCAAATAGTTCAAATTTTCCAAATACAGTAGAAAAAATTATTGGCAGATCTAGCGATATATTAATAGCAAAAGATGGATCTAGATTACCTGGGGTTAATTTTTATAGTTGGATAGATAAATCTATTTATGGAGTTCAAATGTTCCAAATAGTTCAAGAAGAAATAGAGCGTGTAAAATTTAATTTTATTAGAAGCGACAAATACTCCGATCAAACCTTGGACGATATTCGAAAAGGATTAATTTCTAGATTAGGAGATATAAAAATAGAAATAGAAGAAGTTGCGGAAATAAAAAGAAATATTAGAAATGGAAAAATAAGATGTATAATAAACAATATAAAATGAGAATTTCTTTTATAGGTCTTGGAAAACTAGGATTGCCATTAGCTACATGTTTTGCTAAAAATAAAATAAATGTGTTAGCTATAGATAAAAACGAAAGTCTTATAAATAAGTTGAAAAAAAATATATGTCCTTGGATTGAAAATAATTTAGATCAGAATATAAATAAAGCATCAAAATATATTGAATATACTTCGCAATATTCTAAAGTGGCAGAAACTGAAGCTACTATAATTTTAGTCAACACCCCTTCGGATAAAAAGACTAAATATTTCTCTAATCAATTTGTAAAAGATAGTTTAGAAAATGTGTGCATAGAATTAAAAAAAGCTAAGAAAAAAAACCATTTATTCATCCTATCTTCTACAGTAATGCCTCTTTCAATAAATGAAGAATTAATTCCGCTGATAGAAAAAATAACAAATTTTAAATTAAATGAAGAATTTGGATTTGTTTATATTCCAGATTTTGTAGCTATTGGAGAAGTTATTAATGGTTTTGAAAATCCTGATTTTGTTTTAATAGGTCAAAGCGATTCTAATTATGGAGGAATAGCTGAAAATTTATATTGTAGCATAATAAAAAACAATGCTAAAATTAATAGAATGAATTTGCTAGAAGCAGAAGTCGCTAAAATATCTTTGAACACATACATTACAACAAAAATTTCTTTTAGTAATTTCTTAGGTCTTCTATGTAAAAAAATAGATTCAAGCATAAATATAGACAAAATAACGAATTGTATCGGGCAAGACAAAAGAATTGGAAATAAATATTTAAAAGCAGGAATATCTTATGGAGGAACATGTTTTCCAAGAGATGCTAAAGCGATGATAAAACTTGCAGAAAAATTTAAATTAAAAGCTCATCAAATTATTGCTAATGAAACAATTAATGAAGAATCTGATGAAGAAATTATTAAACTTATAAACAAAACTGGAAAAACAAAAGTAGCTATTTTAGGATTGAGCTTTAAAAATAACACTTCTGTTGTAGAAGAGTCACTAGCTTTTAAAATAATATCAAAAGTTAAGAATAAAAAATTAAAATTCAATTGCTATGACGTTTTAGGCGAAGCAATTCAAAACTTTCAAAAAGTCATTAAAAATAATAATATTAAATATTATACCGATACTCAAACAATAATAGACGACTCTGAAGTTATTATTTTGTCTAATAATAATTCAGAATATAAAAAATTAATCTTTAAAGATAAAACAATAATAGATCCTTGGAGAATTTTAACAAATGAATAAAATATTAATATGTGGCGCAGGAGGCTTCATCGGAGGCCATCTTGTTTCTCATTTTCTGAAGCAGGGGCATAAAAACATTAGAGCCGTAGATATAAAACCATTAAATCAATGGTATCAAAAATTTGATTCTATAGAAAATCTTCAATTAGATTTAGAAAAAGAAGATAATTGCATGATCGCCGCAAATGACACAAAAATTATTTATAATTTAGCCGCAAACATGGGCGGCATGGGTTTTATAGAAAATAATAAAACTTTATGCATGTTGAGTGTGTTAATAAATACTCATTTGCTTTTAGCAGCAAAAAAGAATAATGCTGAAAAATTCTTTTTTTCATCTTCTGCTTGTGTTTATAATGGAGATAAACAAAAAGATCCGAATATAACTGCTTTAAAAGAAGAGGACGCATATCCTGCTTTGGCTGAAGATGGATATGGATGGGAAAAACTTTTTGGAGAAAGAATGTGCAGACATTTTTACGAAGATTTTGGCTTAGAGACAAGAGTCGCTAGATATCATAATGTTTATGGGCCAAATGGTACTTGGAATGGAGGAAGAGAAAAAGCTCCTGCCGCAATTTGTAGAAAAGTAATTGAAGCTAAATTAAGCGGAAATCATGAAATTGAAATCTGGGGAGACGGTAGCCAAACAAGATCTTTTATGTATATCGATGATTGTATTAAAGGATCAACAATGTTGATAGAAAATAATTTTAGAAATCCAATTAATATTGGAAGTTCTGAAAAAGTTACAATTAATCAATTAGTAGATATTGCAGAAAAAATAGCTGGCATCAATCTAAAAAGAAAATATAATCTTTCTGCTCCAAAAGGAGTAAATGGAAGAAATTCAGACAATACTTTAATTAAAAAAACATTTAATTGGGAACCTTCTATTTCTTTAGAAACAGGCATAGAAAAAACTTATAAATGGATACATGAACAAATTACAAAAATATGATACAACCAGCATATTCCGATATAGAGTTATTTGAAACAACGATAGAACTATGTAAAAAATTTGATATAAAAAAGTTTATAGAAACTGGAACTTTTGAAGGAGGATCAGTTCTGCGAGCTTCTTCATTTTTTGAGGAAGTAATTTCTATTGAAGCTAATACTGTAAATTATAATAAATCTATTGAAAACACGAAACATTTACAAAATGTAAAACTTCATCACGGAAACAGCCCTGAAGTTTTAGATAAAATTTTAAAGGAAAAAGATGATAAAATATTTTTTTTCTTGGATGCTCATTGGCATCATTATTGGCCTTTATTAGATGAGTTATCTATTATAAAAAATAAATGCATAAAACCAGTTATAGCAATTCATGATTTTTATGTTCCAAATGAAAATGGATCAGCTAAATTTCATTATGATTCTTACAATGGGCAAAAATTAAATTGGGAATATATTAAAAATAAAATAGTAGATATTTATGGCGTTGATGGTTTTATTAAAAAATTTAATGAAAAACCAAACGTTTTAAGTGGAGTAATTTTTATATATCCTAAAGATTGAAATTTCAAAAGTAAAACTTCATAATCTCCCTTTATTTCTTATAATAAATCGAAATATGGTTCAATTCTATAAGCCAAATCCTCGCAATTCTGGTTCCGCATGCTCGTTTTACAAGACCCGCGATGGAGCCATCATGTTCAGCATCATCAAGCAAGCTTCTTGGGACGAATCTAGGAAGACTGGCTCGTTTCAAAAGAACAAGACAGATCCAAAGGGCAATGTAAAAGTAAAGTTGTCTTTAGCTGAAGCCGCAGGTATTCTTGAAACAGTAGATAAGGATGTAGAATTCAAAGAATATCATAATAGTCAAAATCAATCTATCCAGATTAGATTCGCTCCTTATGTAGACAAGAACACAAATGAAAGAAAAGGGTTTTCTCTTTCAGTAAATAAAACTGGCAAGGATTCTCAAGAAAAGCTTTCTTTTATTATTGGTCTCACTTTTAAGGAAGCTCGATTACTAAGAGAGTATATGGTTTATATTATTCATGATTTGTTTGCTAACCCAATTAAGCAGAATCCAGAATCTGAATCTTCAGGAGAAGAAGCCTCAACAGAAATCGCCACCCCGACTCCAGCTCCTAAACAAATTCAACAATCAAACGGCGACGATATCGACTTTTGAAAAAGAAGATTCTCTTTCAGAGCGACTGCGCCACTTCTAAGACTGGCTTTGGCAGAAATGCCAAGGCCATTCTTTCGTATTTATATAAAACCAATAAATATGATTTAGTTCAATATTGCGTATCTCAAAGAGAAGAAGACTCCGTACTTAAGCGTCTTCCTTGGAAGAGCTATGGAGCTTATCCAACAGAAGTCAACGCACAAAAAGCAATAGAAAATCTTGAGCCTCAAGAAGCTGAAAATAGAAAAAAACTTTTTGGCTATGGAGAAGCTTTACTTGATTCAGTTATAGAAAAAGAAAAGCCTGATGTATACTTTGCCGTTCAAGACATTTGGGGCATAGATTTTGCAATTGATCGTCATTGGTTTTCCAAGATAGATTCAGTATTATGGACGACTTTAGATTCAGTCCCGATTCTTGAAGGCGCAGTTAAAGCCGCTAAGAAAGTAAAAAACTTCTGGGTATGGAGTGAATTCGCCGAAAGAGAGCTTCATAAGATGGGTCATACTCACGTCAAAACGTATCATGGATCAATTGATGACAGTAAATTTTACAGAAAATCAGATGAAGAGAAACGCGCTTTAAGAGAAAAACACAGCATTAATCAAAATGATTTTATCGTAGGATTTGTATTTAGAAATCAATTAAGAAAATCTGTATTTGCGCTTCTTAAAGGATTGTTCTTATTTAAACAAAATAATCCTGAAGTTAATATTAAAGTATTACTTCACACCAGTTGGGATGAAAGCTGGGATATCAAAAAGTTCATGAAGGAATTTTCGTTAAAAGACGAAGATGTACTAACTACTTTTGTTTGTAAATCATGCGGCCATTTTAAAGTAGAACATCCCACTTCAAAATTAAAAAAGTGCGACAAATGTCAAAGAGATTCTTTTGTAACAACATCTCCAAGTCATGGAATTGACGAAGAAGAATTAAATGATGTTTATAATTTAATGGACGTTTATTGTCATCCATTTACTAGCGGCGGACAAGAGATGCCAATTCAAGAAGCTAAATTCGCAGAATTAATTACTCTTGTTACTAACTATAGTTGCGGAGAAGATAATTGTGCTAAAGATTCTGGATCACTTCCTTTGAAGTGGGAAGAGTATAGAGAGCCGGGAACTCAATTTATTAAAGCCGCCACATCCGCAATAAGTATTAGTGACGAACTTCAAAAAGTTTATCTAATGAGTAAAGAAGAAAGAAAAGAGCGCGGCATTATTTCTAGAGAATGGGCTTATAAGAATTATTCTATTGAATCAACTTGTAAAAAGATAGAAAATTTCATTGATAATGAATGCAATAAAAAATTTGATTATAAAGAAATAACCACAACAAAATATCCATACGCGGCAATTCCTAAAATAGAAGATAATGCGACTTGGGTAAAAACTTTGTATTCTAATATATTAAATTGCGAAGTATTCGATGACGACGAAGGATTGTCTCACTGGGTAGACAGGTTAAACAAAGGAGAAAACAGGCAGGGAGTTGAAAATTTCTTTAGAAACGCAGCTTTAAAAGAAGAACAAAAAAAAGCTCCAAATAAAACATTAGAATTTTTAAAATCAATAAAAGAAAAAAAGGTATTGGTTATAGTTAAAAATGGTGAGAGAGAAGCTTTTTATGCCAATTGTTTATTAAAAAATTTAAAAGAAACGTATAAAGATCATAAAATAATCGTAGCGTCAAAAAATGATATTTTTCATATCTTTGAAGGTAATGAAAATCTCGATTATATAGTTGAGTATATAGATAAAATGGCTATTCCATTCTTCTTAGAAGGAAAAGGGAACGAAATTAAATATTGTGATATAGTTATTCAATTATCAGATATATTTCCTAATTATTCGTATATCAGAAATTCTGAAGATATAATAAACTTTGATATCGTATGCACATAGCTGAAAGTTTCGCTCTAGCTTCAGGAGCCAAATTAAAAAACCAACGGTTATACGAAAGATTTACTCCGACAGGATCAAGTCGATATATTTCTTTTCATAAAATACATTACGATCAATTTCAAGAAGTTTTAAATTTAATTCAGCCTGTATTAAAAAATTATGGAATCGATATCGTTCAAATCGGCGGCGCAAATTATCCAAAAATTTTATCTATTCCTAAAGTTAAAGATTATGGATCTGCAAGTTATATTCTCAGGAACTCACTTCTTCATTTTGGAGAATATTCTATACTTTTTGATTTATGCTCTTCTGTCAATACAAAAAGCTTAATTCTTAATTCTATTGGGTATGAAAAGATAATTTGTCCATTCTTTTTAAATAAAGACACTCAAAGAGTAATTAATAAATACTCCAAGGATAACAGCCTTCCATTGTTTGATTCTAAAAACTCAAAAGACTTATTAAATGAAATTAAGCCTGAAGATGTCGCAGCGAATATTTTAAATCTTCTTGAACTTGAATTCCACAAACCTTACGACACCTTATATCGTGGAGAGTATTATAAAGAGAACTTTTTTGAAATTAACGTATACCCAATTAAAGATTATGTTTACGATCTTAGTCAAATTTCAGAACCAGTTTTAAGGCTTGATTATAATTTTGACTTGGTGTTTTTAGAAAATCATTTAAAAAATAAAAAATGCCGAATTAGGACGAATAAAGAAATTCCAATTTCAATTATAGAAAAGCATTCGGATAAAATTATAGGTATCGATTTAGAAGTTAAAAGCAAAGAAAATTTTTCTCAATTTATTAAATTGGTAAAAAAACTTAAAGTAGAATTATTGTTGTTTTCTTTTTTAGATGAAGAGGCAAGCGGCGATTTAAAAATGCAATATTTGGACGCAGAGCCTGTTAATTTCCAAAGAAACAAAGTTCCAATTATCAATTTTAATACGAACGATGAAAATTTGTATTTTAAATGCGACGAGGTTATTTTGTATAAAAATAAGTTTTATATTTCAAAAGAAGATATTATAAACGATAATTTTTACGATCCGATTAAATTCAACAAGCTTTCCTCGTTTAACCTTTCTGAAAGTTTCTCAAATATTTTGATCGTCAAAAGCTTGACAAATCAAAACTAGAGAGTAAGATGTTTTTGTGAGTGAATTAAAGATAATCGAAAATTTTAAACGAGACGAGAATGGTCTCTTAACTAAGCCTATAACTCCATACAGATTCAATGAAGATGGATCGATAGATTGGCGCTCAATGGTCCGCAAGGAGTTCCTTGTTTCCAACAAA